GAATTTGCTTTTCACTTCCGCCACCAGCGTATCAAGCTGAGTCTGAATCTCTGGATCAAGTGGCATTATTTCGCCTGGTCTTTCTTGGTTTCGGATGGAAGAATCAGAACAGGAACGGCATAAACCGGCCCACGTTTGCGCAGGATGCGTTGCAGTGGGTTCGGTCGATAGATTTCACCTATCACCACCGGCGACGCCACTACGGGCGAAATTTGGACGTTTTTTGGGCAGTCGCCCGTTTGACATTGAAGACCGTACATGACCACTAATTCACCGAACAACAGATCACCTGCCTTTCCGGGACTGAGGATCGAACCGAGTTACTTGGCTTTTTCGGCTTGTTGCATTTTGCGGTAGGCAATGACCGCCTGAATCACGGCGGCAATGCCGATTAGGATTTGCGGAATGAGTCTGACAAACAGGTGCATGATAGATTCCTCAACTGGATGATTAACGACATAAGCCGCCCCCCAGATAGAACCTACGCCATAAAGGGCCGATTGCAGAAGTGACATCCCCGGCCCTGAATCGTCCACTGTTGCATCTTGCATCAGCTTAGACCTTTATTTCTTTGCCTGACTTGAGAAATGAAATCGCTTGGCTAATGACAATCGCCAGCACCACGCCCGCCGGGGTTGTGGCTTCAACGATGGCGGGTAGATCGGCCTCAACGACAATCAAGATTGCCAGCAGGCCAGCAAGGGCGGCCCGCTTGACCGTTTTGCTCATCTGCTGCTTATTGATCTGCCCTACGATGTCTGTCATTTCTGGCCTCCCAGCTTGATGCCACGTTTCTTGAGTTCAGCCACGATCTGTTCAAACGTCAGGCCCTGAGCTTTAAGCTGTTCAACCAGTTCGCGAGTTGATTGGCTTGGCTGATCGCTCATGATGGCCACACAAGGATAGGAAGTTCACTGATCACTTGTTCCGGCGTTGGCACGGGTCGTAAGCCAGCCGCAACATCGGCCTGAATCTGATAGGCTTTGATCCAACACTGATCACGCCATGCAAAATAGGCAGCGTGTTCTGCGGCCCATTGTGGCACATTTGAGCCTTTATAGGTGTCGATGGTCAGCAGACTATCATATTCCCGCTGTTTAGCCACCTGGTCAAAATGGGCCGTGATGGCATCTGTTGTGATTGCCAGCATGCCCGCCGGGGTCATCACCCATTGGCAGCTTTGTTCATCCAGCGTGTAATATTCGGCAGGCTCAGGCCGGGGAGCGATGAAAGCGTCTCGTGTCTGATCGTATGTAAAACCTACCGATGCAAAATTCTTCCGGATGCTTCCGGTATAGCTTGTCTGCAAGCACTTTTGATTGCGAACTTTGGTATAATACGCTGCCCAATCGGCAACTCCATCTTGACCGGGATCTTTCCCCGAAAAGACTTCTGTGACAACATTCTGAGGCGTTAAAAGTGCGTAGTGTGCCATTAGCTGAATGAGATGTTGCCAGTGCCGCCGGTGAAGGAAATGACCTTATTCGCCCCGTTGGTTGCGTTGCTGTAAGTCAACCCGGCACCAACCGTGATATTTGTCGTATTGGCAAAGCTGATAATGACAATCCCGCTGCCGCCATTGCCGCCTGAGCCGCTTGACGATCCACCACCACCGCCGCCGCCGCCCGTGTTTACCGTGCCGTTTGATCCACTGCCAGAAACCGTGCCATTTCCACCGCCGCCCGTGCCGCCAATTCCGCCCGTTCCTGAACGGACAGAACCGCCGCCACCGCCCGCGTATGTTGTGGGCGTGCCGGTAATGTTTGAGCTGGTGCCATTGCCACCGTTGCCGCCCGTGCTGGTCGTGCCATTGCCACCGACTGCCGCTGAACCACCACCACCACCGCCGCCATATTGAGACCCGCCAAAGGCGGAGCCGCCCGAATAGCCTTGACCGCTTGTTCCGTTGCCCGGCGTGCCGCTGGCAGTTCCTGCTGAATTGATTGCAGCACCACCACCTGAGCCGCCAGCACTGCCACTATTTAAGGTGTTATCGCGGACGCCACCGCCACCGCCACCAAAGGCTGTGAGGCTGCCAAGCGTAGAGTTTGAGCCGTTCGACCCTCTGGCATTTGACGCTGAACCGGACGCACCGCCGCCGCCACCACCAACAGTAAGAGTGTAATTTGAAGACAGGCTAAAATTAGCTGTGCCTGTGAGCAGGCCGCCAGCACCACCACCGCCACCGTCAGGGAAACCCGCAGAGTTACCCCCACCACCCCCACCGCCACCGGCGACGATAAGATAAGTAATTGAAACCTGTGGATAATTGATCGTGCCATTCCAGCTGATGATATAGCCAAGATCGCTTGTTTTGCTGTAGATGATCCCATCTTTGGTATTGATCGCAATCTCGCCGTTTGTCAGATTGCCAGCAACCGGGGCCGCTCCGGCAGTGCTGTTGTTTTTCAGCACGATTGTGCCGTTAAACGTGGGCATCAGTATGACCCCCCGTTCAAGGTATCACCATTAGTAAAACCAGCAGCCGGGATACTTGCCGACAGTGTGCCGTTGGATATAGTCAAGTTTGATCCTACTTTGATCGCTCCGAGCGTTGTATTCGTGGCTGTCGGGATTGTTCCGCCGATGTTTGCGTAGGTGAAATTGGCGGAAGGCAGATAGGCGGTCAGATTGGCGGGCGTTACATAGCGGCCATCGCCCCGGCCCTGTGTCAATATCGAATTACTGCCCCAAACGGTGATATTTGACAGCGTGGCATTATTGGCTGAAAGAGCAAGATTTCCTTTATCAAGCACAAATTCAGAATAGAGCGTGCCGTTATCGTTGCTGCTGTAGAATCCGACAGATGTAGCAACATCAAGTATTTTTGTTGTGCCTGTGAAAGGATCGATTGCACCTGTAGGATCAGGAGTCTGGAAATAAGTGTAAGCACCACGGCAATGAATACCGTTTCCAGTGAAATTTGATACCATGCCGACATGTTTTTCATCTTTGAATGCCATTATGGTAGCTCCAAAGGTGGTTCAATTCTTTTTAGTGGCTCATAAAGCGTATCGGCCACATCCCTTGTCAAAAAATAAAGCTTGGCCTGACCCTTTGTCAGAATGTAGGTGTCTGGATAAGAATTGATGTTTACAAAACTGTCATAGGCAACACCGCCAAGAATGTTCAACCACGGCGATCCAGACCTGTAAACAAGCTGGAATCCGCTTCGTTTATTGGTTGTTCCAGCAAAAACAGGCAGGTTTGATGTCACCTGAAAAATTACTTCAAAAACGCCCACGTCAGAAGCCGCAGCGTTGGCATTAGTGGCAGTGGTTGTCTTTATATTGACCGAGCCAAAAGACCATATCGTGCCATTGCTGTACAAAGGTGCGTTAGGGTAAGCACTTCGTATGGAATAAAGAGACTGCTGTGTTCCGTTTGGCGTGTTTGCAAGATCGTTTGAGAAACCCGGAGCTATGTTTGACGTTCTCACATAAAGCTGTGGTGTGCCTGCTTTGCTTGCATCAAATGCCGCTGAATAAACATCATTAGTAACCAGGCTGACATTCCCCGTCCTGTTATTGAACGTGGTCACACCGCCCGCTTGAGCCGACAGCAGCCCATTGGCGTTGATGGTCAGGTTATCGCCAACGATGATGCCGCCAAGCGTGTTTGCGGTGGCAGGTGGCAGAACATAGCTGTTGCCGGTCGTCTGTACGACAACCGTATTATTCGGCTGTTGCCGCACAAGCACCTGATTACTTGACGACTGAATCGTCAGGCTGGTGCTGTTGGCTTGTCTGACAATAATATCAGCCATTAGCGCGTGACTTCCGGCGTGACTGTGAGCGTTCCATACAAGAGCCGATCAACTGTGGTGTCAGGCTTTACAAGCTCAAGATCGTAAACATAACTGCCCGCAGTCAGGTTAGCCGTTTGGGCGGCTGTCTGCTGCAAGGTGAAAGTGCCGTTGGCCGCTGACGTGATCGTGATGTTACCGTTAGTGGTCGATAGGTCAAGCGTCGTATTGGCGGTATAAGCTGGCCGTGCCTGCATGCGGATGGTATAACCCGACAGACTAATATTCGTGCCATTGGCAGTCTGATACTGGATCGACTGTGACCAGGTGGCCCCTTGCTCTATTGTCAGATTGCAATTCCCGGCAGGCATTATTCAGCCTCGCCTTCTGCGGCATCTTCAGCCGCTTCGGCTGGCGTGTCCTGTGATTCAATTTCGGCATAGCCCATGATCTGGCGTGCTTCATTCAGTGACAGTAAACCGGATTGGTACAAGGCCACCGCCCTGTCTGACAAGGCTTTCGTGTCTGCTGCCAGTTCTTCGATCTGGCTGGTGTCAAATCGAACGGTCAGCATGTTATCTGGCTGGGCAATCGCGCCGTCATAGCCAGTTGGCAGCGTTCGCACCAGTCGCGTAAGCTGCATTGCCAGCAGTTCCAAGAAAGGAATGATCGCGTCTCGCCAGCTTGCTCGATTGGCTTCAATCAAGTTGCTGTAAGTTTTGCCGGTGTCCGGTTGTTTTAATGACATTGGCGACCAGCCCAAGACACCACAGACACGAGCGACTGCGATTTCGGTCATCTCTTGAACTGATAAATCTTTCGGGCTGAATCCCGGCGTTTTGATGTCAAGCTCGCCGCCCTTGAAAATCAGTGGCCTGCCGACGCCCTTGCCAGACACTGCTCGCTTGATGTCAGACTGTAAGACTGCGATGTTATCGCTCGTCATCATCTGCGCCCCCGTGCCGGTCAGACTGACCAGCCAAGAAGGGACGCCGGAACGGCTCAAGATGGTTGTTTCGTAAATTGCTGTCAGCTTGATCAGTGCCAACTCTGCCCGCACTGCCTCAAGCGGTGAACGCCCCTTGGCGGCTGTGGTCGATGACTTGCCGACCCGGAAATGCAACATTCGCTCGCGAGGTGTCGTGAACTGGAAGCCCCGCCCACCATCGAAGCCGACAAACGGGTATTCGGTGATTTCGCCAATCGCCTGTCCGTAGGTTGGCACTTGCAGCCAACTGTACGGGATTGGCTGAAGCTCGCGAATCGTGCCGCCCGTCTGCGTGTCCCGGTCAGAGATGGCAGGAATATAGGCGTTGCCATCCTCTAAAAGTTGCTGATAAATAAATTCAACCAGCGTTGATTCCGTTTCGCCTGGTGCCGGTTCACGCCAGATTTGCAGCAGCGGATGATCTACCGGCTCGAATCCGCCTTCTTCGTCGTAATAGCCGACTTGCAAGGTGGCCTTGCAGACGTTCCGCCGCATGGCCTCAATAGCTGCACGAATGACAGGATTATCGCAATAAGGCCGGGCAAGATTGGCGTAATCATCGCTTAATGCGTTGATGACATCGACTGACCATGCCGACACGTCGATCTCGGTCGTGTCAGCAGTCACGCCCGTGCGAAGTGCTTTTGAGCGGAACCAGTTGAGTGGGTTGTAGTCAGGCATTTAGATTAGGAGAACCACTGAAAAGAGCCGTTCCGGCTAAGGTAGTTAAAAGCGTCGGCTGCCGCATCCACCTGGTCATCATGCTGACCAGTGGGAAAGCTGCACAATTCGTCGATAAAGGCCCTGTTCCAGTCGCCCCGCTCAAGCTCTACAAGGCCAGCCTCACAGGCTGCCGCAAACGGCATGGCCCGCACTTCCTTGGAGCCTGTTGGACGTGCCGATACAGTCGCAAAGCCTGCAAGGTTGATCTTGTCCTGCTCCACTTGATCAACCCCCGCGGCACCGGGATCTTGAGCAAGGTGGACGATTGTCTGAAGCCCGTCTATCTCGGCTGTCTGTCGCTGGATGGTTCGCCGCTGGGCTGGTGACCACTGACCTCGTACAACGTGACTGATTCTGTATCGATCACCGATTCGGCACATTCTGACGCCTGCGGTGTAGTCGCCTGCCCCCGGCGTCGCGGCAGTATCGTAAGCGCGGCAAGCCAACCCTGAGCTATTGCCCCCGTCACTAATAGGCAACCAATCGTGACGGAAGAAGCCACCAGATCGTGGGCTAGGTCGTTGCTGATAAAGAGCAGAGAAAGCATAACTACCAATGGCCTTCTTGATTCTGTCAAAGTCTTGGACGCTGTAACGGTCTGGCCAGAGTGCCGCCCCCGGCTGTCTGCCGAGCGTGTCGTTCTCTTCGGCAATGGCTGGCAGGCTCACCACGTCCCACCGTTCGCCGCCGTTGTTTGCTTCTTCCAGTAACTGGCCTGCAAGGTCAAGAGAATGCCAGCGGGTCATGATCAGCACGATAGCCGCGCCGGGGTGCAGACGCGTGTAGAGGTCGTTTTGATACCAGTCCAGCACTCTTGCCCGATACGTTGGTGATTCAGCCTCTTGGCGGCTCTTCACCGGGTCATCGATAACGACCAGATCGGCACCGTAACCTGTGACACCAGACCCGACCCCGACCGCATACAACCCGCCGCCGTGAACTGACGACCACTGATTCTGCTTATTGCTGTCGTTCGCGAACTGAAAACCGAACCGACTGACGAGCCGCCTTGTTTGTCGGCTGAATGTACAGGCGAGGCTGTGATTATAAGCCCCGACGATGACCCGCATGGTTTGATTGCGGAGTAGCCTGTAAGCCGGGTAGTGAATCGTTGATTGTTCGCTTTTGCCGTGCCGTGGTGGCAGGAAAAGCATTAGCCGCGTGATTTCGCCGTTAGTTACTCGGTCAAGCCGATTTCGGCAGAGTTTAAGGTGATTCGGATGCCACTGATGATTCGGACTGACACGCTCTAAAAACTGCCATAAACCAGCCTTAATCAAGCTGTTCCGGGGCTGGCTCAGGGTCATCATCGTAATTGTTTAACGTGTCGCCTGATTGATCGCTTGCGGCAACCTTGCCGTTCAATCTGTCGTAGATGGCCTGCCAATAACGAAAGTCACCACCTAATGCCCTGTTTATGCCAACATCAACCAACTGATCAAGCGTTTCGGGACTAATCGATAATCGACGATCAAGAGCCTCGTTCATGTCAGGGCGTTTTGGCCTGCCCTTAGGATTGCCTGATTGACCAGGCTTCCATGCAGTTGAACTCAGGTGATCATATTTAGGGTTAGAATTTGCCACATTGATTGCGTGTTTCTATGCCTGTTATTATGCCTGTAATCAGGCATTACCCGCCAATTCGCTTCTGTAATCGCCCTAGGGCCGCATCTGAATCAATCGACTGATGATTCTGCCGCCATCGGCCTTTGCGTCGCTGCATGGTGGCATTCCGCTTGATTCTGGCCTCTGCAATGACAGACTGAAGTGAGAGCATCCGCTGTTCCCACTTGGCAGAGGCTTTCAATACCCGGTCAAATTTCTTATCGGCCCTCAAGCACTTCAGACAGATCGATGGCTTCAACTTCTCAAGGCTTCGGCCATTGTCGCACACCCCGCATGGCTGCGTTGCTGCTGATTCGTGCCATTGCCCATCAGGTGGCATCAGGCCGATGACTTCGACCTTTTGGCCGCCGAGATAGGCTTTAATCTGGGCTTCGGCGCGTCGGATAATGTCCGACTCGGCCATTTCCATTTCAGATAATGAATCCATCATCAAAGCAGCTTGACAAACTTTTTTTTGCGTTTCAATGCCAAAAAAACGTTATTTTATTTGTTTGGGAAATCAACAATAGTTGGCTCGTTAATTTCACCCCATTTGTGGAACCTCTGCAGCGGTGTTATTTCCTCTTCGTAAATCTCAGAGATCCTGAAATTGCCATCATCTTTACAGATAGCCGACACGACCCGCGTAACGAGTCGGTCTGGGTGTCGGTATTGAAAGTTGATGAACTTCTTGGTCGGCATGGTGCTATTATAGCACAACTTCCAGCGTAATTTCGACGCCCGGAGCCTCGTTTACATTGCACCAATGTTTCTGGCAGAATCTCTCCGTCACTTGGCAATCGTCCTTATAGACAATTCCGGTCAAGGCATCTTCGGTGCATCTGATCAGCTTTGTCAGGTCAGGTTTTTGCGTGTGATATTTCGGGGCGGTGTCTTTAATCTTGGCCGCATTCTTTCCGCTGCCGTAGTGGCATTTGGGCCGGGGGAAATAGAAATCGATGGTCATAGCCACCGCTTCATTTGTCAGCTTGGCCCCGGCGTCAGTCATGGCCTGTTGAGCATGTAGCGACACAATCGACTGCCAAGAGGTTTTCCGCTTGGCCGTGTCCATCACGATGATTCTGCCGGTTTTTGGATGCATGAATGCTTTTTTTGAGCCGGATGGTGACGCGATGCCTGGGACAAAGAAAGAAAGTTTCAAGATTTCTTCTCCGTGATCATCTTGGCCATTAATCCCAGTAACATTCCGGTTGCTACGACAACATTAAAAGCCATGTATTTTCCTGTCATGTCTGCGACTGATGCACCTAAAAGAATCAGGCTCATCGGGCCATAAATGAAATACAGATGCTCACTCGCAGACAACTCGTATTGTCTTTTACAAGCCACACTAAGCCACGAAATATAGCCAATAAGTCCTGTTATAAATGGGATCATATTAAACACCGTGATATTCATTTTCACCGCCCCCTTTTCATCGCTTGCATGTACATCACCACCAATGCCGCCATCATGCCCGACAAGGTAAAACAGGCCACAGCGGCGAAGATTGATAGAGTTGTGGTCATTTGTCGTATTCTCGCATCCCTTCCAGCCTCTGAATCTCTCTATCTACATACCAACGTGCTTTTTTCAGATCCTCGATCACATCGCCCTTTTCACCCGCTCGCCAAAGGTATTTAATGGCGTTCCCCAGGCAGAAATTCATGTGTTCCGTGATCTGAATGCACTCTACTTTTGAAGGATGATTGTGGTAATGGTCAGGGTTGATTGGGTCGCTCATTCGGTCTGCCCCTTCCAGTGTTCGTATTCCCAGCCATGAACTAATGGCTCTTTCTTGTCAGGAATCAAATCTCTGAGTCTTGTCATTGGGTGCGATGCCAGTTCGCCTGTTTTTAAGTTGCGAACTGCCCACACCGGCGGGCTGACAATCCCGGCCTCAATCAGTGCGTTGGCAATCTTTTCAACCGGGATTGCTGCGTAGTCATTTAAAAACCGCCCGAAATCGGCGTCCATGAGTTCGGCGAATCGTTCGGCCTGCTCTTTTGTTATATGTTCAAGCTTGATCGGCATTATTAACCCCTTTGGTCACTACCAGACAACGGTACGACTTCGCAGCTGCAAAATTTAGGCTGTTGGTCGCACCCTGAGCAGACAAGGTCATCCAGCCTGTCCCTCAACCGCTCCACTTCCGCCACCAGTGCCAGCACCACGGCAGGTGATGCGGCGGCGATGTATTCGGCATCTTGAATTAGCTTTGGAGAATAATTGCCCTTAATTGTAAAGCCGCCGCAGTCCTCTCCCGGACGATTGCCAAATTCAATAACGGGCCAATTTTTTTGGTCGTCGTGTAATTTCCAATCGTATTCAATGGTTGCCGCCTCTGCCTTTTGTCGCAGTTCATTCAACAGTTCGGGCGTGATTTCAATTTGGCTCATTGCTCCACCCCCAACTTCTCTTCAGCCCATGCCTGAGCATGTTCAAGCGTTTTGAACTTTGCAGCAGCAGACCAGAGTTTTGTATCAAGATCCATTTCACCGTCATCTGACATTTCCCAGCCTACGCACACAATAAACGGATATTGGGCAGTTTCCACCCGCTGAATCTTGGCCCACTGCTCGCCGTGCAACGCCAGCCATATTTTGCCGTTTGAAGTCCATGTGAGATCTCTTCTCTGCTCAAACTTTTTCATGGCTTCTTTTGCCGCTTCAAGAGCCGCTTTGTCAGATTTCAGTTGCTCAATCTGCTCTTTCATTATTATTCCCCCCACACTGGAACGACCTTTGATTTTCGTAGTTGTGATGCATACTCTTCGGCGTGGCTTTGCGCAAGAAACAACTGATAGCTCAACTGCTTTCGTGGGCCAAGTTGCTTTTGCCAAACGTCATCTTCGGCATCGGCAGGCAGCACTACCCAAAGCGGTTTAAACTGTTGTTCAGCGTGAACATCGCACTTGCCATTCTGCATCAAACTGACTATCTCATGGGCATGCTTGTCCAGCTTCATATCAAGGTGCGTGATCGTGTTGCCAATCGATGTGCCCAGCTCAATCTCTGGCAAGTCCAGCACAAGCTGCCGAAGCGTAGCAGTCAAATCATAAATACGTTTGTACTGTTCAAGTAGCTCTTTCACTTTCCCCTCTTTTTCTGCTCAAGTTCTCTTCGCCTGTTCTGCCGTTTCATGGCACACGACAAACATCGGGTGCTGCCCTTCGCCACAATGCACTTGCAATCCAAACACTTGCCCTTTTCGGCACGCTCCCGGCAGATCTGACAAGTGCCAGTTTTGTTATAGTTGGAAATCGGGATGCCGCAGACGCTACAGCCGTACAGGCATTGCGTGCTTTTGGTGATCACGACCAGCTTTTCTTCAACCGTCTCATATCGACCAGCCAAGGCATCTTCAAAGTATTTTCTTGCTGAATCTTCCGAGACGTTTAGCTCGCTGATTACTTCCGCAAATGCCCGGCGAATTGTATTTCGTCTGACTGCCGAGATGTCACGCTCATAAGGCTGCCAAGCCGCATCAGCCATGCGTTTTAGCCTCAGTCTTAGTACCAAAAGGCGGAGACATTAACCGTTTT